TTAGTGCTCAATATGCAGTAACCGGAGCCACACTGCAAGGCGGCGCAAATCCTGCCTATATATATTCTGTTACAAATCTTACATCTAACAACTTCAACCCCAACACTTACGACGGAACTAGAATTTCTTTACAGTTTTTTGGTTCTGGAGAAACAGGTCCTCAAGGAAATGTTTCTGGTTCTCCATACGACTGGGCATCATCGACCACAATGGCAGACCCTGGGACTGGAAGAGTTCGATACAACAGTGGAACTATGGCTTCGGTTACACAAATTGCCGTTGACGATGTACCGTTCCCATCTGGCATCAGCAATGATGATTGGTTTGCTACCTGGGACGATGTAACTTCACCAACTAAGGGTTACTTGTACATACAAGGAGCTAGTGCTGGAGATACAACATTTAACGTTTTTGCAGTAACTGGAGTAACAGACCAATCAGGTTGGTGGTTGCTTGATGTTACTTATATAAATGGACAAATCCCAACAGTTGGTGAAACAGTTGTTCTTAATTTTGCTCCAGCTGGAATTCAAGGTGCAACAGGCCCAACGGGTCCAACTGGTGCTAATTCCACGGTTACAGGCCCAACTGGTTCTCAAGGAACGACTGGTCCTACAGGACCTACAGGTATTGCAACATACGACACCGAAGATGGTGTTATATCACAACAAATATTCGGTTAAGGAGCATTTATGGCAACATATACAAAAGAAAAACTTTCAGCATCAACGAACGGCAGAGGAATAAAAATTTCTGCAACTGCAAGCGCTGGAACAACAGTCCATCAAACTGGTACTGCAAACAAAGATGAAGTATGGCTCTATGCATACAACTCTGCTTCCACACCAACCTTAATTACAGTTCAATTTGGTGGAACAACTGCTGTTGATGACGATGTTAAGTTAACAATTCCTGCACAAAGCGGATTGACTCTTGTTTTACCTGGATTAACGCTTGTTCCATCTGGTTCTGCCTTAACGGTTGCTGTTTATGCTGCTACTACAAACGTGGTGACAATTCAGGGTTATGTGAACAGGATTAGTTAATGGCTAATCCAGTTAGAAGAAATCTTTCATCAAGCCAAGTAGACAATTGGTTTGGTCCGTCAATCATCTATATTCCGTCACGTCGTGGCGCAGCAGTAGGTGTTGAATACCTTGTAATAGGCGGAGGTGGCGGAGGCGGATTTTCAACTGGTGGAGGCGGTGGCGCTGGAGGATATGTAGAGGGGTACGTATATCTTCCATTAAGCGTTTCAATAACAATTGGTGCTGGTGGAGCAGGTGCAACAAGCGCAAGCAATGCTTCAAGAGCTGGTTCAAGTTCAATTCTTCATGACATTGTTGGATTCGGTGGTGGAAGCGGTGGAGACCCTGGAAACGCAACTCCAGGAGGTTCTGGCGCTGGAGGCGGTTGGCCAACAACTCTTTTGGCTAGTTCTGCAACACAAACAAGTCCATACAGCGGAGCCGGATATGGTTTTAATGGTGGTCCAGGAACTGGATTAAACTTTCGCGGAGGCGGAGGCGGAGGGGCTAGCGCAGCTGGTTCTGACTCTGGAACAAGCGGTGGAGCTGGCGGTACTGGCGGAGCTGGAAGAAGCTCAAGCATTACTGGGTCTGCAGTAACTCGTGGTGGCGGAGGTGGAGCTGGTGGAGTATTCCAAACTGCAGGAGCAGGCGGAACTGGTGGTGGAGGAAACGGAGCCACATCTGGAGCTGGTAGCAACGGCACGACAAATACTGGAGGTGGAGCTGGTGGCGGGGGAAATGGTGCAGCTGGTGGAACCGGTGGGTCAGGAATTGTTGTTATAAAATTTAGAGACTCTTTGACATTGACAGTATCCCCAGGTCTTACTCAAACAAATGCAACTGCTGGTGGATTCAAAACATATACATTTACCGCTGGTTTTGGGACGGTGACTTTCTCGTAATGGCACACTACGCATTTTTAGACGAAAACAACATTGTTACTGAAGTCATCGTTGGTCGCAACGAAGATGAAGTTGTTGATGGCATTAACAACTGGGAGGCTTACTATGCCTCTCTGCGTGGACAGCGTTGCGTGAGAACGTCTTATAACAACAACATCAGAAAACAGTTTGCTGGTATTGGCTATACATACGACCAAGATGCTGATGTATTTATTGCTCCATGTTTGTATCCATCATGGACACTTGATTCAAATCATAATTGGCAACCACCAACACCGATGCCAGTAGAAGGTATGTGGGTTTGGAATGAAGAAACATTATCTTGGATTGAACGTTAAAATAAATACCGAAAGAAACAATGGAACTCAACGACCTAGTTAACGAGTACAACTACCGTAAGTGTCGTGGTAAAGACGACGCTGGTGTAGAAGAACTGTTGGAAGCATTTGAATTCTTTTGCTCTAATTTTGTTTACATTAAACACCCGTCTCGTGGTCGTATTAAATTAGAACTACGTCCAGCGCAAATACAAACGGTGAGAGCATGGTTGAGTGAACGCAACACCATTGTGCTCAAAGCCCGTCAGGTCGGGTTTTCTACGCTTGCTGCCGCTTTTGCTTTCTGGCTGACGTTCTTTTGGCCGGACAGATTCGTCGTCATGTTGTCTAAAACCGAACGCGAAGCAACCAAACTATTGTCTAAATCCAAGTACATATACAAGTTTCTTCCGCAATGGTTACGCATGAGCGGCCCCGAACTGTTGCAAAACAACGTGCTAAAGATGGTCTTTGACAACGATTCCGTTATTGAGTCTTTGCCATCAGCCAACGAACCTGCTCGTGGTGAATCCGTTTATCTTGCCATCATCGACGAGATGGCGTTCTTGCCTAACCCCGAAGAAGCATGGGCATCAATTGAACCTATTGCTGACGTCGGTGGTCGTGTTATCTGCATGTCTACTGCCAAGGGCGAAGGCAACATCTTTTATCATTTATGGACTGGTTCGCAAAACGGCACCAACAGATTCAAAGGCATCTTCTTTCCGTGGTCAGCAAACGCAGACCGTGACCAAGATTGGTATGACGCTCAAGCAGCCGAACTTCCGTCGTGGCAATTACATCAGGAATATCCATCCAATCCTGAAGAAGCTTTCATTCGTTCCGGACGACCAGTGTTTGATATTGATTCACTACGAATACAAGAGGGCGAAAAAGGTAAGAGCGGCATAAACAAAAAGCTGAGCGATGCACCTCATTCGTTTATGTTTGAATCATCTGGTGGACCTCTAACCGTTTGGGAACTGCCGATGTTTGGCACCACATACGTCGTTGGTGCAGACGTTGCGGAAGGTCTGGCTAGAGGTGACTATTCGTCTGCTCACGTCATTGACGCAAAGAGCGGAAAAATAGTGGCTCATTGGCACGGCCATGTTGACCCAGATAAATTTGGTCACGAAATCCTGTATTCACTCGGATACTTCTACAACGAAGCCCTAGTGGGAGTTGAGTCAAACAACCACGGTCTAACCACCCTTACAGCTCTAAACAACGCCAATTATTCAAACCTTTACAGGCAACGCCGTTTAAGCCAAAGAAATGCTGAACAAACGGAACAATTGGGTTGGAAAACGACCAGCTTGAGCAAACCCTTAGCGATTGACGAATTAAATGCCGCCATTCGAGACGGTGTCCTAATTATTCCTTGTGACAAAACGGTTGCAGAACTAAAGACTTTCGTTCGCGACGACGCTGGACACATGCACGGTTCTCCCCACGACGACAGAGTTATGAGTCTTGCCATTGCCAACCAAATGTTGAAATACGTGTGGTTGCCGGAATACAAACCTAAAACCGATGCTCCTTGGGGAACAATGAACTATTGGGCAAAACACGTCGCCAAACCCAAAAAAGAAAATCCTCGGTATCACATCGGAGAGTTCAATGCATACTAGACTGCCTATCAAATGAAATCACCTGACCAACGCTTTGAACAGAAGGTAAACAGAGATGGTCCCGACGGTTGCCACGTATGGACGGGGGCTTCAATCGGGGGCGGTTACGGGCATTTCCGTCTTAAAAAGAAAATGATTTCAGCGCACAGATACGCCTACATCAAAAACAAAGGCGAAATAAC